TCTCATCAAACCATTTGTCGAGGCCCCTACCGAACCTAGCCAGATCCCTCTGCTCCATAAAAACAACGCAATCATCCCCGTTGTTAATGAGCTCGAGCTTCACCCCCCGTTCCTGTCCATACGCGTGGATCATAGCACACATGATTAAACAGTTTCCCAGGGCTGTGTTCATATCCCCACTGAACCTCTTGCCCTCCACTGAGTACTTCACTGTGCCATCATCACATCGGCCAAAACCAACGTTGTGGATCTGCCACCTGAGGAGCTTTTTCAGCTCCGGGGAACGAAACATGGCATTGTAGATGCTATGCTCCCACGCCAGCATTTCTTTGCTGACGTGTTGATCAAATCGACTTGCGTCAAGACCCAACGCCACCGGTTTTTCGAACGACTCGAACTTTTGCCTCAAGATATCAGCAGTTTCCACTGCATTGAAACCTTTCAGCACAACTGGTGTGTTGGACCCAAAGACCTGTTGAATGGCCTTGTAGATCTTATGTTCCACAGGTTTTAGATAACGTCCCACTCCCACGTTGTAGACAGGCCTTCTAGGCTGTATACACCTTGGTGCCTTATCTCCTGGTACCTTCTCGCACTTAACAAAGCTATCGCTGTATGCGTCGCGTCTGCGAACACCGTTGATAGTGTAGTCCTCTACCGCTCTTTCGTAGATGGTTCGTTTACGTCCCGTGTACATCTGGGCAAAAGCCTCAGGGGAAACAGGGGAGGAAGTTCCGAGCCGTCTAAGCAAGCGCTTCCGAAAATCTCGGAGCCTGTCATTGACAACGACAGGATCCGGATCCTCAACAAGCCGATACTCTCCGTCGACCTTGTGGTAGAAAACCCGCTCCAGCAATGCTGTGTTAAGGGTGTTGATGTCGGGATCATTGCAAGTTAACGATCGCTTCGTGCCAGAGATCCCTTCTACTACGTAGATCTGGCGCGACCGGCAAGCGGCCTGAGCGTTTCGCTCCATGATCAGCCGCGGATGCGACAACGTTGATACGTGTCGCTCGCCATGGAGCACGCCCAAGCCACTTCAGGCCTGGTTGAATCCAGCCATCTCGAGCAGCAAGGAAACCTTAAGCTTCCTCGACTGTGCGAGCATGCTGGAGCCCAACTGGGCTGCCGCCACTTCCCACTTGTTAGGCACAGACACAGCCTCAACGATGGTGGGCATGACGCTAGCGGCAACAACCTTACGCAAGTTGTACTCCTGTAGCTCTTCACGAGCTACCCGTTGTACGGCGCGTCTGTTGGCCATGGTCGGTTTGGGAGTTCCCAGACGGAGCTTGACTGCAGCGACAATTTCGCGAACGAACTTGCCACGGCAACCCTTCCTGATGCGCCTCTTGCACGGCACTTCGGACTCCTTGGGCATGGTAGTCATGACAATCGGGACATCTCCGACCATCACCACTTCTTCCTGCCCGACT